CCAATAAAGAATCCGGTTTGGAAACATATCGGGCGACCTCTTGGAGTCCATTCGAAATTTCGTTTGTGAGTATTCCGGCAGACTCAGGTGTTGGTGTTGGAAGAAATGATGAGGTTGACGAAAAACGGTCAATCACAATTGAAAATTTATATGAGGAAAAAGAAATGACTGAAGAAGTTAAATCTGCGCCGTTGACTGTTGATGTTGATGCAGAACGCGCACAAATACGCAAATCTGAGATGAAGCGCATTGGCGAAATCGAGGCGTTAGGGAGCAAGTTTGACGCTAAAGACGTTGCTAGAGAGTTCGTTCAATCTGGCAAATCTGCTGATGATTTCAGAGTTTCATTGTTGGCTAAAATTGGTGATGCAAAACCAGTGGTTGAGTCACCTGAAATTGGCATGACCGAAACTGAAGTTCGTGAATTCTCATTCATGAGAGCAATCAACGCTTTGGCTAATCCAAATGATAGACGCGCAAGAGAAGCGGCGGCATTTGAGTTTGAAGCGTCACGCGCGGCTGGTGATCGTTACGGAAAAGACCCACAAGGAATTATGATTCCTGTTGATGTTCTTCGCGGACAACGTGACTTGACTGTTGGCACTGCAACGGCTGGTGGTCATACGGTGGCGACTGATCTGTTAGCTGATTCGTTTATCGACAAGCTAGATAATGCAATGGTGGCAACACGCGCCGGAGCAACAATCTTGCGTGATCTCCAAGGCAATATCGCCATTCCACGACAAACTGGTGGAGCATCTAGCTATTGGGTTGCGGAGTCTGGTGCAATTACTGAGTCTGCGGCGGCGTTTGACCAAGTGACCATGAGTCCTAAGACTGTGGGTGCTTTCTCTGATATTAGTCGTAAATTGTTACTGCAAAGTTCTATTGATGTTGAAAACTTTGTTCGTAACGATCTTGCGCTAAGACTTGCTTTAGCTATCGACAATAAAGCGTTTGAGGGTGATGGTTCTAGCAACACTCCAACAGGTGTTGTTAACGCTACTGGTGTTGGTTCTGTTGCATTTGCATCTGCTACTGCTGGCGCGGCAACGTGGGGCGAAATTATTGATATGGAAAGCGAAGTTTCACAAGACAACGCTTTGTTAGGTAATTTGGCTTATATCACTAATGCGGCTCAGATGGGTTATCTGAAACAAACTAAGAAAGATTCTGGTTCTGGCATCTTCTTGGTTGAAAGCGGAGAACTTAATGGTTATCCGGTCATGGTTTCAAATCAAATCTCAACGGCTGGGCAAATATTGTTCGGTAATTGGGCAGACTTGATGATTGGTTATTGGTCAGGTGTTGACATCAATGTTGATGCAAGCACTGGATCAGCAAGCGGCACATTAAGAATCGTTGCTCTGCAAGATGTTGATGTTGCGGTTCGTCACGGTGAGTCTTTCGCTAAAGGCGTTTAATCTGAACACCCCTACTTCGTGGCTCGGTGCGGAGTAGGGTGATTTTGGAGTTTATATGAAAGTTAAATTTTTACAGACAACATCATTTATGCGGATTCGGCATCAAGCTGGAACGGTGGTTGATTTGCCATCAGCAGATGCAGATAGGTTAGTTGCGAAAGGCTTGTGCGAGAAAGTGTCGTCACCTAGAAAGAAGAAAGATTGATAGGCAACAATGGCATTATTTTCCGACAACGATTTAGCTGAGTTCGTAGATTTGGGCGCATTAGGAACGGCGGCAACGTATAGCAATACAACCATCAATGTTGTGTTTACGGATAATTACGTTTCGATTACTGGCGGCACTGTGGATATTGAGGGAACATATCCTGTGGCATTATGCCGCACCGTTGATGTGAGTGGAGTGGCGCACAATTCAGCCATAACGATTAACAGTATTGGCTATGTAGTGATTGGTGTTCAGCCAAATCCATCTGCCGGTACAACAAAATTGATTCTGAATAAATCATGAGTCATTTAAGACAACAAATCAGGGAGCGAGTCGCTAGTACGCTAACTGGCTTAACAACGACCGGATCAAATATATTCCAGAGTCGTATTTATCCAATGGAGCAAGCAAGTTTGCCCGGTTTAATTGTTTATTCGGTATCAGAAAGCACCGCGCCTGTCACGATGGGCGCAATAAGAGATATGGACGCAACGCTAACATTGGCAATTGAAGCGTATGCCATTGGCGCTAATCTGGACGACAGTCTTGATACGATCTGCAAAGAAGTTCAAGTAGCAATGTATGGCGATAGAACTGTTAATTCTTTAGCCAAAGATTTGCAACTGGATTCCACGACCATCGTATTCGCACAAGATGGCGATGTTCCAGCCGGATACGCGACCATGAATTGGTCGGTCAATTATCAGTTTGCAGAGAATAACCCAGAGGTTGCAATATGAAAATGCTTACGCCGGACGGTGTAGAAACAGATGTGCATGAATCTAGTGTTCAACGAAAGCTGAATGCCGGATGGAAACTTTTACAACAGGCAGAGGATGAAAAAGCCAACCCAAAGCCTTTAACTAACCCAATTAAAAAAGGAGGGTAAATTATGGCTACATACAAAGGTGATGGTGGAGTAATTAAGACTGGTTCAACACCTGTAACGATAGGAGAGATTCTCAGTTGGACGGTGGAGCAACAGTCTGATGTGATTGAAGATACAGCAATGGGTGACACTGCAAAAACATTCGTTGCCGGACTGACTTCGTGGACAGGTTCTTGCGAAGCCATTCTAAGTGATTCAGATACAGGTCAGGTGTTACTAGACAATGGAAGCACACAAACTGCATTGGATTTTTTCTTTGATAGCACGACTTCTGCTTACAAGGGTAACGCAATTGTGACAAGCATTTCATCGTCTGCCAGCGTTGGCGACATGATAAAAGTATCAATTTCTTTTCAAGGAACTGGTGCATTAACCTCTGATCCTTGGAGTTAAACTGAATAAGCCTATGACTAGGGGGAACCCGAAACAATCAATGCCGAGGTGGTTTGTCATAGGCTTTTACTCGGCACTTAATCAACTCGGAGATGGTAGCAATGAGTGCAGGAGATGCGATTTTAGCGAAAGCTACGCAACACTTTAAAGAACAACTACAGAATAAATCGGATACGATCAACGTATCTGAATGGGGCGAAACGATCCATTATCGTCCTATGAATGGAAAGCAAAGAGATGCGATTATCAAGCACGTTAATGACGGTCATTTGATGGAAGCATATGTCGAATCTATCGTGCTACGCGCTAGAGATGAAGATGGTAAGCTAATGTTTAAGCCAATTCATAAACGCGAGTTAATGACCAAAGTTGACCCAGATATTCTTCAACGGATTGCGACTGAAATGAATACGTTGGACGCACTTCTTGATGATGATGACACGGAGGAAGTAACCGCAAAAAAATCCTAGAATCTGACAATGACCTGTGGTTTTATTTCGCACTTGCCGAAATGTTACATAAATCAGTTTCCGAAGTCATGGAGTTTACATTGTCAGAGTTGATGGGTTGGGTTGCTTACCTAGAATTAAAACAGGAGAGATCGCAAAGTGGCAAGCAATAATAGTCAGGTTCGTTACTACATAACCGCGACAGACAGAACCGGAGCGGCGTGGAGAAGTGCGAATGGTCGAGTGCAACGCCACCGGAAACTATTGGGCGGATTACAAGCGCCGATTCACCGCGCGAAAATGGCTGTTGTTCAATTCAATGCTTCATTAGGGGCAATCCCTGCGGCTGGTCTGGCTGGTATTACTGCCGGATTTGCGGCGCTCGGTAAAGCTATCTTTACAACTGGCATGAAGATGGATGCGTTCAAGAACTCGATGATTGTTTCCACCGGTTCTGTCGCGTTAGCTGAAGCAGAAATCTCCAAGATTAAGAAATTGACGGACACGTTAGGGTTGAATTTCTTATCCACTGCTGATGCTTACAAGAAGTTTTCCATTGCCGCCAAAGAAGTGGGCATGGCAAGTTCGACTTCTGACAAAATATTTAGATCGGTCGCAAAAGCGTCTGCCGCAATGGGGTTAAGTGCTGAGAACACACGCTTAACACTCAAAGCTTTAGAACAAATGATTTCTAAAGGTACGGTACAATCCGAGGAGTTGCGCGGTCAGATGGGAGAGCATCTTCCGGGCGCTTTTGGTATGGCGGCAAAAGCCATGAATGTGACCACTCGACAACTTAGCAAGATGTTAGAGCAAGGCGAAATCCTCGCCGTTGACTTGTTACCGAAACTGGCTGATGTGTTAGAAAATAAGTTTGCATCTGTTGCGGTTAGAGCATCGACCCAAGCTAGAGCATCATTTGAACGAATGAAAAATGCTTGGGTTAAGTTCTTAGTTGTCTTTGGGCAAACTGGTGTGTATGGAAAAATTGAGTCCGGCATTAAGTCTGTAACGGCGGCGCTCAAGGGCATGAATACAGAGATTGAATCTGGAAAGCCACAAGCTAAATTTACAAGGGAGTGGCAAGCAACAATAGCATTATTTAAATTGCTCAAGGTATATTGGTTGAAATTTGCATCATCAATATTAGAGAAAATGGTGACAATAGATCGTGGCTTTCAGGTGTTCTTTAGATTAAAGCAGACTTTTCTAAATCTCAAGGTTGTCTTTTTAGGTTTAGTAGCTGGTGTCTTGGAGGGTATCAGTAAGATGGATACACAAATAACTGCTTTCTGGAATGCGTGGACATACGGAGATCGTAAAGTATCTAAAGCCATTGTGGGGTCTGCGGCAATAGCTGAAGCTAAATTCAGAGATGCAAAAGATGATGCTAATAAGTATTGGACAGAACATCGTAACGGCGCGAACCAAAGCCATCAAGGGTTAGTCAAGTTAGCCAAAACAATGAAAGATGCAATTCCAGCCGCAATAGCAGAATGGAAAACGGCAGATGATGTGTTTAGTTCTCCAATAGACAAAGCTATTGTATCGGCAGAGGTATTAAAGCAATCCATAGCAGATGCAGATATAACTTTTGCACAACTTAATAAAGGAGATAGCGCGGCGTTAGGTGGTGGCATGGATGCGAGTATTTTTGATGATTTTTCAAATGACAGGTTTATGTCAGAATTACAGGAGATGGAAAGAGAGATCAGAGATATTACACAGCTTTCTGCTGATTTTGTAGGGAGTTTTTCTGACGGATTAAGCGTCCAATTAACCCAAGCATTAATGACTGGGAAAATGAATTTCAAACAATTTGCGCTTTCTATTATTGCTGATTTAACCGCTATGATTATTAAAGCGCTTCTGTTTAGAATGATAATGGGATTGCTCGGTGGATTAGGGTCACTATTTTCGGGAGCGGCATCTGCTGGTGGGGCAACCACATTTGGTCTTGGAGCCGCGCCGGTAGGGGTGGAAACTAATATGTTAACAGGCGTGACCGGCACATACGCTAGTGGCGGCGCAGTATCAGGTGGCGTTCCTATTATCGTGGGTGAGCAAGGACGCGAAGTATTCGTACCTAATAGTGATGGAAGTATTATTCCTAATCACAACATCAACAAATCTAACTCCAACATACAATCAGGACAGCAACAAGATGTTGCGCCCCTATCGGTAACTTTCAACATCAATGCGATTGATACACAAACTGGAGTGGGCTTTCTAGTGAACAACAAGCAATCAATAATCGGCATGATTGACCAAGCATATCGTAAGCAAGGTCGACGTGGAGTAACAGCATAATGGCATTTCCAACCTCACCAAAGCCGCGTTCAATTCGCATCAAATCCATTACACCGAATCTGGTGAGCGAAACTCATAGCATGAAACGCCAAGTGCGTCAGCGTGGCGCACATCGTTGGTTGATTGAAGCAACTTATCCACCGATGACCAGAGCGCAATTCGCGCCTATCTGGGCATTTGTTGTCGCACAAAAAGGGCAGTATTCAACATTCGATTATGTGCCAGAGGGTATATCTAGTTCATCAGGGAATCTTGTTGGTACATTAGTTTCTGGTGTTGCCAGTGCTGGTGCGTCAACCATCGCAAGCATTACAGGATTGCAAAGCGGCTTATTGAAAGCTGGTGATTTTATTAAGTTCTCAGAGCATGACAAAGTTTATATGCTGACGGCTGATATTGAAACGGATTCTGGTTTTTCAACTATCACTATCGAGCCACCGTTACTCAGTGCAGTTTCAGCAGTCGATACGATTGTTAGCGAAAGCGTACCGTTCAAAATGGCGTTGGCTCAAGACCAACAAGAAACTGGAATTGATGTTAACTCCATGCACTCTTTTGACCTGTTTCTGATTGAGGTTTTGTAATGGACAGAGATATTGACAGCGCAACGCTTGCTGAAATCAATGCTGACCAATGTATCCCTGTTAATTTACTAGAAATTGAATGGGATAATACATACACAAGAATCTGTGATTTCAACAGAGATATTACCCACGATGGCAACACTTATGTCGCAATGGGTCATTATTTAGGATTTTCTGAAATTGAGGAAACATCACAATTAACCACAGGCACATTAACAGGCTCATTGTCTGGCGTTGATAACACTTTTATTGCCTTGTTTTTATCTGAGAATTATTTAGACAGACCTATTAATTTATATAAAGGTTTTTTGGATTCAGCACTAACATTAATCGCTGACCCGATTTTAATGTTCAGTGGGCGGATGCACAAGCCGCTTATTCAAGAAAACCCTGATGATGGCACTTGTACATTGTCGATTGAAGCCGCAAGCCATTGGGTAGATTTTGAAAGGCGTTCTGGCAGACATACTAACCATGCTGAACAACAAGTTTGGTTCGCTGGTGATTTGGGTTTTTCGTTTGCAAGCGAGGTGATGAAAGATGTTCCTTGGGGGCGTAAGTCATGAAAACCACCGATGAAATATACCTAATACAGTTGTTAGATAAGACTGCATTAACCGCTTTTAAGTGGGGGCAAAATGATTGCAACACCCTATGTGTTGAATGGGTTGACCGTGTTTGTGGAACGGATTATCTCAGTCGCATCAAGAATAATTATCAAACTAAAAAAGGGGCGGTGAGATTCTATCGTGGCTTTGTTGAGTGGATGACTGAATTAAAAGAATTAGGATGGCAAGAGGTTGAGAAACCGCAAACTGGCGACTTGGTTTTGCACCTTGATAAATCGTTTGTTTTTGCCCATGTCTTTGTCAGTGGCAAGATGTTTTCAGTTGACCCAGAAAAAGGGTTAGTGGCTGGCTTGCCAGTGCCAGATGTAGATTACAAAGTGATGAGGTTTAACTGATGCCACCAATTATCATACCTTTAGCGGCGGCATTGGTTATTCATACTGGTATTGCTGTTAATTTAGCGTTCGCAATAGCAACAGTGGTGGTGGTTGGCTCAATTGGGATGGCTATTTTTAATTTAGCCAGCGCATTAACTGCCGACTTTGATGCACCCGACACTGGGCAAGGGTTGTTGATAAATAAAGCGTCTGCATCTGAACCTCTAAAAGTGATTTATGGTTATAGGCGAGTTGGCATAGTGCGTGTGTTCGCTGAAGCTGACGGCAAGAATAATAAATTTATGCACTTGATTCTTGCTCTAGCAGAGGGTGAGATTGAGAGTATTGAAAATGTCTATTTCCACGACAAGCTATCCACTGATGAGCAATTCACTGGCAAGTTTGAACTCTATAAGCATTTAGGGTCTGATACACAAACCGCAGATGCAACATTAATTGAACGGTTAGTCAGTTGGACAACCGCCCATAAACTGTCTGGTGTGGCGTATTTGTATCTCCGTTTGGAATATAACCGCACCGCTTGGGCAAGTGGATTACCACCCATCACCGCAGATATTAAAGGATTAAAAGTTTACGACCCACGCACCAGTACAACAGCGTGGAGTGATAACCCAGTGTTGTGTGTGCGCGATTATATGACTAATGCACGTTATGGTCGCGGCATTCCAGAAAACCAAATTGATGACGCATCTTTTATTGTCGCGGCTAATTACTGTGATGAAATGGTTACAAAAGGTGGTTCAAGCCAAAAAAGATACACACTCAATGGCGTTATTAATGTTGAGAAAACACCCATGTCCATTGTCAGGAACATGATGACTTCCTGTCGCGGCATCTTAATCTTTTCTGGCGGCAAATATAAAGTCGTCATCGACAAACCCGAAACCGCATCATTCGTCTTTAATGAAGATAACATTGTTGGTAACTGGTCAATTTCGCTGGGCGATAAAACCAACACGTTCAACCGCATTAAAGCTAAGATTTACAACAAAGACAGGTCTTGGCAAGACGACTATATAACAGTAGATTCACCTGATTTACGCACATTAGACAACGGCTTAATGTTGCAACAAGACTCACAGTTACCATTTACCAGCGATGAGGTGACTGCGCGGCAAATAACGACTATTAATTTAAATCAATCGCGCCAACAAATATCGGTTCAATTCTCAGCAACTATTCAAGGGATGCGAGCGGAAGTCGGCGATGTTGTCTATATCACGCATTCGACAACAGGCTGGACAAATAAAAAGTTTCGCGTTACAGCTATTGCGCTAAGTAGTAATGATGAAGTGTCGATTGTTGCCTTGGAATACGATGAAACGATTTATGATTTCGGAACAATTCCACTTATAGACGCGACACCAGATACTAATTTTTATAACCCATCTGTGGTTGTACAACCGAGCGATTTAACGCTATCGGAGGAATTATATTACACATCAACCAGCATGGGTGTTCATAGCAGATTGACACTGAACTGGGTCAATAATGACGGCTTTGCATTGCAATATAATATTGAATATAAGTTGTCGGCAGATACAGATTATATTCCGTTAGCTGTCGCACAATCACCAGAATACCGTATTGATGATGTTGCGGCTGGTGTTTACGATGTTCGCGTTAGAACCATGAACGACTCAGGTGCTACATCAGATTGGACTTATGATTCTTTCGGTGTTGTTGGTTTAACTGAAAAACCAGCCGACATAACTGGATTTAATATTCGGGCAATGGACGGCTCAGTTTATCTTGTCTGGGATGCCGTAACCGATATAGACGTAATTCATGGTGGTTATGTCCGGGTGCGTCATTCATCATTAACATCAAGTGCAACTTGGGATGACGGTATTGATATTGGCGCGAAAATGAGCGGTGGCGTAACTAATGCGGTGTTGCCATTACGCGCTGGCACTTACATGATGAAAGCGGTTGATTCATCGGGTAACTTTTCCAATGGTTATGCTGCATCTGTCACAACTGTTAAGAACATTCATACATTCAGCAATGCTATTTCAACACTAGAAAGCACCACTTTTGCTGGCACGAAAACAAACCTGTCAGTCGTAGGAAGTGTGATGCGTTTAACAACGCTATCCGCTAACAATACTGGCATTTATTTATTCCAAAACAGCCTTGATTTGGGAGCAGTATTTACGACACGGCTATTTGCTGAGTTTGAATCGTCATCCTACACATCGGGCGACACGGTTGATTCAAGAACCACCCTGATAGACACATGGCGTAACTTTGATGGTGAGCAATCAGATTTGATTGATGCTACGGTACAAGTCAGAACAACTAATGATGACCCAACTGGCTCACCCACTTGGTCAGAATGGATTGAGTTAACCAGTGCAGATTTTAAAGCCAGAGCATACGAGGGTCGGGTTTTAGTTGAATCCACAACGGCTGATTTCAATATCGACATTACTTATTTAAAAGTCACGGTGGATATGCCAGACAGGGTTGAACGTGGAACAGGTATTAATTCAACCACATCAGGGATTGCGGTCACTTATACTGAGCCATTTTTCACAACGCCAACGGTAGGCATAACGGCTAATTCACACAATGGCAACTTTGTTATTTCCAGTTCAACAGGCACAGGTTTTACCGTGAACTTTTACGATGGTTCTGGCACAAGCACACCGCAGAACATCAACTTTAATTATCAAGCGATAGGATACTAATATGAGTCAGGCTACTGATTATGTGATTGCAAATGCCACAGGGTCGGGCGTTAGAACTGATGTAAATTCTGTGCTGTCGGCAATCGTCACAAAGAACTCAGGCACAGCAGAACCATCAGCAACTTACAGTTATATGTGGTGGGCAGATACAACGACTAACAAGCTAAAAATCCGCGATGGTGCGAATACCACATGGCTAGTTATTGGTGACTTGGACGCGGCAAATTTTAATTTAACAGATGCGTTTGCCAACGTAACTTCTGCGGTTACATTGACCGATGCACAGTTAAACAATGCTGTGTATTTGGTGAGCGGCACTAAGATGGTTTTTTATGAAGCAACACCACCAACAGGCTGGACGCAAGTTACCACCCACAACGACAAAGCATTAAGAGTCGTTTCTGGAACTGGTGGTGGTTCTGGTGGCTCAACTGGTTTTACCTCTGCTTTCACACATACACACGGCAATACCGTTACTGTTGCTGGTCACGCATTGAGTGAGCCAGAAATGCCTGTTCATAAACATTATAGTTATGGTGACGCTAATCCATCATGGGTGGGCGGTATTATGACGGGTTATTCGGGGCAGATGGGGTCGGCTGGTGGCGAGGATGTTGATAATTACTTTTACGGCACAAGCGAAACTGGCGGTGGTGAAACACATACTCACGGAATTTCTGGTTCAATTACATCCGCAACCATAGCACCGCATTATGTGGATATTATTATTTGCTCTAAAGCGTAATGGAAATAAATTTAACTTGCCCATTGGGTTCAACGTGCGAAGAAATCAAAGATAACAAGATGCACCGATGCGCATGGTACACACAGATTCAAGGTAAGAACCCACAGTCAGAAGAAGTGATTGATGAGTGGCGTTGTGCCATTGCGTTTATGCCGATGTTACAAGTCGAAATGGCTCAGACTAATCGCGGGCAAACTGGTGCGATTGCATCATTTAGAGATGAAATGATTAAAGGCAATAATCAGATGCTTGCGGTTCAGTCAGCAAGAATGATGATAGGAGATAACGATGGCGTTTGAGGGTTTTTTAGATGCTGAGATAACGGTTGGTGTATCGCTAACTGCTACGCCAGCGATAAATGATATAACGGTATTGGATGTTTATGATTACTTCAAAACCGAGGACAACATTAACTTTTTAGTAACTGAATCGAGTGAGTATTTAGCGGTGTAATTATGGCAGACATTTATTTATCAAACGACAATTTATTGAGCGTATCAAGTTTACGCAATTCATCATCTGGCTCATTTATGAATAATGCCACTGTGACCGCTACGTTAAAAGATACTGGTGGCACAAATGTATCGGGGCAGACTTTCCCTGTCACGCTTTCATATATAGCCGACTCTGATGGCAACTATCAAATGACTTTAGATAATGCGTTATCAATGGTCGAAGATACAACTTACATTGCTACTATAACGGCAACCGCGTCATCTGGCTTATATGCCGAATGGGAAATGACACTAACGGCTAAAAAGAGGACTGCGTAATGGCTGATAAAAAATTAAGTGAACTGACCGAAACAACAACAGGTTCAGATACCATGCAACTGTTTGTTAATGACGGTGGTGTCAGTAAGCGAATAACGCGCGGCAATTTAATCTCTGGTGCGGTATCTGCGGCAACAACAACGTATTCAATTAAAGCTGGAACACAGATTGGCGGTGCTGGACTTGAACTAGATGCTGGTGGTGCTGGTTCTGGAACAGATACCGTTAAGATTATGGAAAGTGGTTCTGCAACAGTAACCAGAACTGATGCGGATACCATTACGATTGGCGCGACTAATACAACGTATGTTGATGCAACAACCAGTGTTGCTGGGTTAATGTCCACAGCAGATAAAACCAAAATTGATGCTGTTGAATCTGCCGCAACTGCTGACCAAACCAATGCAGAAATTAAAACGGCTTATGAAGCTAATGCCGACACGAATGAATTTAGTGACGCTGAACAAACAAAGTTGTCTGGTATTGAAACGTCTGCAACTGCTGACCAAACTGGCGCAGAGATTAAGACGGCTTATGAAGCTGAAGCTAATGCGTTTACTGATACTAAGAATACCAAACTATCTGGTATAGCAACAAGTGCTAATAATTACACCCACCCCAATCACTCTGGCGATGTAGTTTCTGCGGCTGATGGTGCAACAACCATCCAAGCTGGAGCAGTAGATATTGCAATGTTATCTGCAACAGGCACAGCGTCAGGCACAACTTTCTTGCGTGGCGATAACACATGGGTTGTTCCAACAGACACCAACACAGACACCAAGTGGGATGGTGGCACAACTGGCTTAACTGCGGCAACTGGTCGCACATCATTAGGCTTAGTTATCGGTACTGATGTACAAGCGTATGATGCTGATACAACAAAGAACGATGTAGCCAACACATTCTCAGCAGACCAAACATTTACGGCATTAACTGAAACTAAAACAGCTAAGACTTCTTCATTTACGCCAAACTTATCCACTGAGGGAACGCTGTATTCTTGTACTGGCACAATGACGATTACAATGCCCTCTGCTGAAGCTGGTAAATCATTCACAATCATTCACGCAACCGCAACGTCTATCACTTGGTCAGGCACGATTAAATGGAGTGGTGGTTCTGCACCAACTGCTGGATCAGGGTTTGATATTTACACTTTCGTATCGGATGGGACTAGCTGGTATGCAATGCAAGCTGGTACAGGATTCGCATAATGTTTATTTCAAACTTAATGAAAATGGGGGCATCTGGTGCATCCTCTTTCTTAGAAGCTACAGGCGGAACAGTCACCACCTCTGGTGATTATAAGTTCCACAAATTTACCAGTTCTGGAACATTCCAAGTAACCTCGGCTGGTGACGGTATAGTTGAATACATCATTGTAGCTGGTGGCGGTGGCGGTGGTGCAGGAAATGGCGGTGGTGCAGGCGGTGGCGGTGGAGGGGCGCGGTTATCTATTGTAGGTGCATCATCAGGTGGAGGTTCTTCCGCTGAATCTACCTATACCGTGAGTGCTTCAAGCTATTCTGTTGTTGTAGGCGGCGGCGGCACTGGTGCTGGTGGTAGCGGTTGGGAGGGTACAGGGAACAATGGTTCTTCATCTTCTGTTTTCTCAATATCTGCATCTGGTGGTGGGGGTGGTGGTACAAGAGATACTGCCGCTTCAAATGGTGGTTGTGGTGGCGGTGGTGCTGGTAGAAGTTCTTTAGCTGGTGATTATGGAACAGGAACTTCCTCTCAAGGTTATAACGGTGGTGCTGGCGTTGAAGATTATGGCGGTGGCGGTGGTGGTACTGGTGGAACAGGTTATGGAAGAACAGGAAACAGTTCGGGTGCTGGTGGGTCAGGAATGTCAGTGACCACTGAGTCACAAACTCACAGTTTCGGAGGTGGTGGGGGTGGAAGTTATTTCCCTTTGAACTCGTCACAGGCTGGTGCTGGTGGTAGCTATGGTGGAGGTAAAGGTCGTTCATATCCAGCCACATCTCAAGTTGGAAATGGCTCAACCAACAAAGGCGGTGGTGGGGGTTCAGCTTGGTATTCTTCAGGACACTCCCCTGCTGGTTCGGGCGGTAGCGGTGTAGTGGTCTTAAAATATAAGTATCAATAGGAGGATTCTATGGCGCATTTCGCACAAATTGATAACAACAACTTAGTCACTCAAGTGATTGTTGTGGCTAATGAAGACACCGCAGATGAAAACGGAAACGAGGTTGAGTCTATTGGTCAGTCATTTTGCGCTGACCTACTTGGTGGTGGCACTTGGGTGCAGACATCATATAACGCCAACTTTCGCAAACATTACGCTGGAATAGGCTACACATATTCACTGGATATAGATGCTTTTGTTTCTCCACAACCTTTCCCATCGTGGTCGCTTGATGCTAATGCCATCTGGCAAGCACCAATACCTATTCCAGATAGCACTAAAAAATACCGATGGGATGAAGATACAACCAATTGGATTGAGGTAACTTAATCTATGCTAGCTGAACTCGCTATTGCAAATGCCGCTTTCGCAGTGCTTAAAGAAAGTTTCCAAATGGGCAAGGATATTGTTGATTGCTCTGAGCATCTTGGTATTTGGAGCGAGAAATCCAGAGAGATTACCGCACAAGCAAAAGGCAAAAAGGGGGGAGGTACAGAGTCAGATTTAGAATTATTCATGGCGGCTGAAAAAGTCAAAAACCAGCGCGAAGAACTAGAATATATAATGCGGTCAACGCGGTTGAATATGTGGCAAGAATTTATTGCGTTCGAATCCTCTCAGGTCAAAGCCAGACGAAAACAACGAGAAAAAGAAGAACGAGAGAGGGTAAAGAGAACCGAATTTATAATGACCTGTTTTGCTTATTTTGTGGCATTTTTAATTCTTGCAGGGTCACTTTTTGGTGGACTTAAACTTATTATCGGGATGAAATAATGCCAACACCAGAGCAATGCGCTGTAACCGACACGAAAATAACTGGCATCGACAGGGAGATTATAGCAATGAGATTGCGGCAAGACAGGCTCGATGAACGACTAGACTCTCTCACGTCATCGGTCAATGATTTAAAAACGATGGTGGCGCAGGTTCGTGCGTTTGTTGCGGCATTAGCTGTTCTGGCTATTCTGCCAGAGTCGATTTTAGACATTTTGAAGTGAGTGTATTTCGCCCATCAATATCCAATCTTGTTAGCTTTTTTGGGTATCGCATACACCGCATTTTTATTGGGTTATGTCATGCATTTATTTTTGATTGAGATTTTCAGTTGAAAGCGTATTGGCGTTTCTTTGTAGAAGTAGTTTTTTATATCGGACTTGCGATTTTGGGAAGTTCTGCCGCAGTCTGGTTTTTGCAAACAGTTTTAGGGGTTTATTATGAATAACCT